TGATATCTTTATTTAATAAAGTATCACTTGAATAGATTTCGTCATAGGTAGAGTTTACTTCTTCTCGAATCCAATCCGTAATTCCTAAAAGGATTTCTGGATGACACTGGTTGGCTCTGGGACTCCAGTCCCCACCCCATTGAATCGATCTGATGCCTTTCAGGTTGACACCTGAAAGTAATGGATATTGAATTTGATTCAATATTTCATCAGTTTGATTCGATGCCGTCACTAACTTATTAAGGATAAATTCCTTAAAGAATAGTTCTAGACGCTCTATTGGGATGTCACTCCAATAGAACCAGTTCGGGTTTAACCCGGCTGGAACGTCTGAACTATCTGGCTTCATATAAGAACAAAGGTACCTTACCCCCTTAAGTGGGGGGGGGCCAGTTCCCAGGGGCCAGGTTAGTGCAGCCCATTGATTTAGAGATAAATCAATAGACTGGACGGGGTACGGACTACCTGATGAACCGTAGCCTCTATTCCAACAGTCAAGTAAAAGATTGCGATAATGAAAATTATCAAAATGTTCTACTATGGCTGTTGGAGGTACTGGAGTAATCTCTTCTCCACCAGTGAACACGCGTTTAGCGAGTTCAGCTGCGGAAGAACCTAAACATTGTTTAGGGACGATACTCTTCTGTAGACTTACGTCCACATTGAGATCGTCGAGTAACCTCCTATACCAAGAAGCTACATTTGGGTAGCGTGCTATAGAGTTGTCATCTCCAATCAAGCGATAGTACTTAAAGAACCTAATTCTTGACAAATTAGGTTTGGAGGCGTCCTTAGCAAAAGCTAAGTGTGCCGCCACCTGAACGAGGATATGATGAGCAACTGTGAATGATGCCCAGGAACTTAGTGCTCCCAGGGGTTGTCCGCAGTTGAACATTATATCTTCTCCTTCAGGAGTACGAAAACTTCGATTAGATATGATATCTTCCCATAGGTAGGTTATTTCCTTACCGAACATAGCTTCCATGCAGATGACTTCGAGAAATCGAGGAAATCTATTGGTAGCTTCGGTAAGGTCATAAGACCATACCTTTACGTTGTTTCTGGTCCATTCCTTTACAGCATACGCTGCATCGGAATGATTACTAGATCCATCGCAAGGATGGTTCTCCAACCAATTCATTAAGCAATTATGGATTGGTAGAAGACTACTCTGTGAGAAGTAGTCACAAATCGCAAAAGGTCTAGATTTCCCTCCGGGTTCGAATTTAATCGAAATCCTAGAGTGAAGTTTTGATCTTCCACGTTTGTGTACCAACTCATCAAAGCACGGTACGGCCGAATCGTCCAACAGGCTTATCAGTGAATCATTACCCGTAAGTAGAGCTAACTCTCTTATGGAGTCCTCAAGATTTGTGTCTCGAATCGCTTCGCGATCGACATACGCTGTCCCAAGGGCTGGACCGTTAGGTCCGTTTGATCCGCTAATATGAAG